CATTTGTTTTTTATGTATTTGAGCAAAGTGGTTTGATTTTTTCGTATACTTACTTGACGTTTCAATTCTAATACGCCTTTGATGGTTTGTTTATTGATGGGGTATTTTTCCGAGATGTTTTTTTTGATATATTGCCATATATCGGAATCATAAATAATTTTGTAATGTCTGTTGTCATAGATAACGAATAATTTTGCCGAGGGCAAATAAAAGAAAGGTTTGCTGAGTTCTTTGAAATCGAGTTTATCGGGCAAAACGATGGCATTTTTAATGGGTGGCATATTACCTATTGTATTATTTACGTATGGAGTTTTTATTTCTTTTTTTAGATTATTTAATTTTTCAGGCAAAATTTTATATATCTCGTGTTTTATGGCTTCAATGGCGATTTCATTCGTTTTGTATTTTAAATATAATCGTCGTAATTCTTTGTTGAGGTTTTTGTAGACACCATTCGTTATTTTATCATTGTTTCTCATATGGATTTAAAATATTGACTGTATACTGCTACTCAATATTTTAAATAGGTGTATTATCCTTACACATAACATTGTTTATTTATTAAAGTCTAAGATAGTTTAGCGTCTGCGTTTACTCTTACGCTTGCTTTTACGCTTGCTTTTACTCTTGCGTCTGTTCTTTTTGCCTCCTCCCATGAGTCCGAGGGGTTTTGCACCTCCCAACAACCATTGTTCGGCGTTGTTGGCTAAATGTTTCATGTTAAGATTCATGTGTCCACCGGTTTGCTTGCGGCGGCGTCTGATTTTACGACGACTCTGTCTCTGACGTTTGTTTCTGGTTTTGCGAACGCGATTTTTGCGTGATTTTCTGCGAATTCTGCGGGTCATTCTTTTTGCCATTATGAAATATAATGAGAAAAAAATAAATTTAAGAGTTGTAATTAACGACGACTGGTTCTACGTTTTTTGCCTTTTCTGCCCTTTCTGCGTTTCTTCTTGGCGGTTTTGGATTTTTGACCCTTTCTTCGGGTTTTTTTAGCTGCTTTGCCAGTTTTAACATATCCGAATTTACCCTTTTTGGCGGTATACCCTGCTTTTTCTAAATGTTTCTGTTTTTTTGCTAAATTTGATAAACGCGCGGAAACGATGCGTCCCCATTTATTCATCTTGAGATCGCTTTTTCTTAAGCCACCCGAGGTTTGTCTGGCCGAACCATTGAAAACCTGGCGTCTGGAGCCAACACGCTGAATTTTGTTTTTCATTTTATATATTGACATTAGAAAAATATTTTTCACACTAGTTTCCTAAATAATATACACGTTGTATTATTAATGTGGGGGCGATGAAATATTATTTGGTTGTGGAACGTTTTCGTTCTTCTCGGGCATCGACGTATTTTTGGAATTCGGTTTTCAGCATTCTCAATTCCAGATACCATAATTTTTCAACGCTTGTTTTATTTAAAACGTCATGTTTTTCAACAATGTTTTGTAATTCATTTTTCATTTTTTGAATATTTTCTTCGATGACACTGTCAATTGGCATACTACGCAAATATTTGTATTCTTTGTCACCGGACAATTTATCGTAATTTCGCGAGGACAGCAATTCAACGACTTCTTTTTTCTTCTTTTTGCGCAAGTCAATAACATTATCACATTGTTCTTGAATAAACCGTGCTTTGTTGGATAACAATTTCATTCTTTCTTTCAGGATTTTAAGTTGATGTGCTTTTCTTTTTATATAGGTTCGATAGCGGATTTTGTAGAATTCACCAACAATCTCATAAATACTATCGAATTTCCTTATTTTTTGTTCGGCATCAAATAAATTCATATTACTTGAACGTTTCGTGGTATATAATTTCAACTTTTTCTCCAAATTGTTGCAACCGTATTCGACTATTTTTGGCAGTAGATAATTGGCTTTGCCCGGCGCTAATTTTATACGGAATTCAACATCCACGTCTGTAGACATATCTCTGGAATTTTTGACGAGTGGTTTCTTTGTTTTTTTGGTGTCTTCCAAAGTTTCGATATATTGCCTGTAATCATCCGTCCATGTACCAATGGGTAATTCCGTGATTTCCACCAAATCTGTACCCACCACGTCATACTTACCTTTAATCACATATTTGTTTTTCTCGACCAGGGTGATTTCCCCTTTGAAACCTTCGTAATATGGGTGAATTTTCTTTTTATTATTTTCAATCATGGTATCAGTTCCCGTCTCTTTTTTCTTTATTTTATGATTTAAGTCATACATCAAATAATCAATGATTTCGTTCATACTATGCGACATTATGTCGAAACTAAATGCCGTGCCAATACCTTTTCCTCCGTTAACTAGTACCATTGGCACAATAGGTACATAAAAGTCTGGTTCGACAGGAGTTCCGTCATCATCCAAATAATTCAATACGGGGAAATCTTCTTCGGGATAAATATATTTGGTAATTGGATTGAGTTTGGTGAAAATATATCTCTCCGAAGCTGAATCTTTACCACCCTGCAATCTAGAACCAAATTGACCATTAGGCATCAAAAGAGCAACATTATTAGAACCAGGGAATTCTTGTGCCATGCCAACAATGGCTTTGTTTAGACTCATTTCGCCGTGATGATATCCCGAATGTTCCGAAACGTAACCCGCAAGTTGTGCTACTTTGATTTCTTTGACAAGATTACGTTTAAAACAACTGAATAAAATTTTACGCTGGCTCGTTTTCAAACCATCTACTAGATTTGCAATGGACCTTTCGCAATCATATTTGGAAAAATGAATGAGTTCTTTATCAATAAATTGGCTGTGAGACACATAATATCGGTCTACCGAAGTAATTGCTTTATTATTTTTTGCTGTGCTGGCTTTAGCTTTACCTCCCTTACCTTTACCTCCCTTACCTTTTCCTCCTTTCGACATCATAATATCATTTATTTTAACTTCTTCGGCGGTTAATTTCTCTTTTAAGGTAATTACTTCGGAAATAGCACTCCTATCGTAGTCTTTCAACCATAATTTACGGTCATCGGCACGTTTCTTATTGAACACTTTGTCAACGGATTCGTCGCTGTTTTCCTTGTCATATTTGAAATAAATAATTTTCATTTTGGAAAAATATTCGCGAAATTCTTTGGCGGTACTTGTACCCAAACCTTTGTAATATTTAATGGACCACCCTTTTCCTGCATTGTTTTGTTCGCGCCAAGTTTGATATTCGCTTTCGTTATAGAAACTTACTTCCTTTTTACCTTTTTTGGCTTTTAAAATGGGTGTATTCATATAACCTACAAAACGATCAAGTTGGAATAGATTTTTCCATTGTGAGGAGAATAGATTAATGCCGAGACCTTTGATGTGGATTCCGTCCAAATCTTGATCTGTCATGAATATCACACTACCGTATCTCATGGATTGTCTTAGTGCTTCTGCGTTTTTGAATGTTTTTTTGGTATTAATACCCATGATTTGTTTGATGTTTTTGATTTCTTCATTGGTATTTATTTTCGTTTGAGTCATGCCAAATGTATTCATTATTTTTCCCTTGAGAGGGAAAATGCCTATGTAATCGCGATGTTCACGTGACAAACCAGACACAATACCCGCTTTTGCCGAATCTCCCTCGCAAAGAATCAACATACAATATTTGGAATGATTCTTTGAACCGGCCAAATTAGCATCAATGAGTTTTGCGATTCCTTTAATTCGCACTGTCTTTTTACCGTCTGTTTTTCCCGCTGCTTTCTGATCTTTAACCGACGTAAGCGAAATCGCGTTTTCCATCACACCCATTTTAACTACTTTCTCGATGAATTTGTTACTTACCTCGCACTTACTGCCGAATTTAGCTGAAGACGTTGTAAGGAAGTCTTTGGTTTGGCTGTCAAACGAGGGATTTTCAACAATACAATTCACATAAAGACACAATTGCTCTTTAATGGTGTTGTCCTTTACTTTGATTTTTTTCTTTTTTTCAATATACGTTGAAATCTTTTTGACGATTTGGTTGAGAATATAATTAACGTGTTTACCACCCTTTGAAGTATAAACACCGTTGACCATCGACACTTGACAAAATTCTCCCGTGGGCGTAAGAGACACAGCATATTCCCAGCGACCTTGACATTTATCGGGTTTTTCATAAACTTTTTTGACTTTTGATGCGTGTTTTACTGGTCCTTCTCCTTCTCCTCCATCTGCACCTTCTCCTACCTCTTCTTTGAATGCTCCACGATGCATATCAATATACTGTTCGAAACTATTGGAAGGTAGAGTTTTACCGTTGAATCTGACACGAACGCTTTTATCTGTTACGGCGGCAATATCATACGCACGACGTTTGAAAAGATTGAACATTTCATCACTTAAGCCCTTTACGCCAAAACGTTTGAAATCGGGAATCCACGATACTTTGGTAAAAGGCTTGGCTTTTCTCGTGGTAGTAATTTTAGGTTTATGAATGACGGACAAGTTGGGACCGAATTCCTGTGTATATTTTTTACCGCGAGTGTGGTCAACTGTTTCGATTCTGCCCCATGTAGAATAAATAAGTACCAATTTGAAACCAAAACCGTTTTTTCCACCGACGATTTTCTTCTCGCCTTTTTTGTAATTGGTAGAAGTACGAAGATGACCAAAAATCATTTCGGGAATCCACAATTTATGCTGTGGGTGCATGGCTACGTCAATACCGTTTCCGTTATTTGTCATTGTAATTTTACCGCTTTCTTTGTCGACTTCGATATCAATGGATGTTACGGGAACAAATTGATTCAAATGATTTCCCGAACAATCGATATTGTTTGCGTTTTTCTTACAGGCTTTGATTTTTTCAGCCATACGAATATGATGATCGCGACAATTAACAATACCTTCGTCATACATTTTGTACAAACCCGGAATAACATTAAATTTCTTCAAATCAAAGGATTCTTTTTTCGCATCTGAATCTTCAGTCATCATATTCCAACCAATAACTTCATCTTCTTCCACCGAACCAATGTAAGTATCTGGGGCATCCAGAATATGTTCGATGTCGGTTTTTTTCTGATAGGTTGAAGACAATTTATCATTTTTCGCCGAAGATTTACTTGCTCCCCCCTTAACCTTAGTGTTCGTTTTACCAACCATTATTGTATGAATAGTATGTATGTAAACTTTAAATTCTTTTACTGCCTTTTATAAAAAGACAGGTATGCCAAAAAGTTAAATTCGATTTCTGACTCTTTTCTCAACTTTGATTGAAAATCAAAGTTGTAAAACCGTCGGGCAAAAAATTTAAATTGTTTTGAATGAACTTTTGGTAAAAGTTCAACCGTCGGGCAAAAAATTTAAATTGTTTTGAATGAACTTTTGGTAAAAGTTCAACCGTCGGGCAAAAAAAGATTTAAATTACGGTTGGCGAAGCTCCTTCTCTTTACATTTTCGTTTTAACGAAAATTAAAGAGGCGAAGCTCCTTCTCGTTACATTTAAATTTGGGATAATCCCAAATTTAAATTAACGAATGACATCTTGGCGACAATTTGGACAATTTAAATGTTCACATATCCACGGCAATATACATTCGGTATGAAATTCATGTTTACAAGGTAGTGTGGTTTTGGTGTCTAGATACATTAAATCCTCGAGACAGACAGAGCACTTACCCTTCATTTCTTCCGAATCCATATCGATAATTTTCTCTTTGGCTTTATTTACAATGCCTATTTTTTTCAGATGTCGTCTTTCTTTAGGCTTAAGTTTACTGTAATTGATTTCGGTTTGGCAGGAGGCATCAACCATTAATTTTTTCTTTTCCACTCCAACTTGACATTTTTCGAAGGGTTCATTGTTCAATAAAAGCATTGTTTTATATTGATTGCCCTTTTTGATGTTGATATCTATGAACTTATCGGTCGAAGTCAACCATTTTTTAGGCTGTTTAAGTATACCTGTTTTATTATGTATACGGTGGTATGGCTGAGTAATCATGAACCAATGTTTTTTGAGCTTGTAAGAGAATATCCACGCGTCGGGATAAAATTTATGCATATATTTGAACAAGAACGTTACTTGTTTTGGTTTATAACCACGTGCGTTTAGTATCTTTTTGTAAAAGATACAGTCATTATTTATATTCAGCGAATAAGTTCCACCGAAACGAAAATATTGTAGGTCATCTACATCAATTTCGATTAATTCGGGCAATTTTTCGTAATAATCGGCAATATCGATGCCTTCTGCTGGTTCAGCCATTTATCAATATTTTCAAATTCCAATATCTAGTTAGCGTAGTACTTAGCGTAATATCA